GTTATTTATTCTCCAAGTGTTTCTTGCGTAGAAAAAATAACAACTATTAAACCTGAGTTTGGAACTGTTATTTTATTTCCCTCAACTCTTTTACATTCTTATGTTCCTTTAAATAGTCTTTCTAAAAACGAAAGGTGTATTATGTCTTTTAATGTAAATCTAACTACGAGGCCTTAGTAATGGACAAGAAGTTAAAGAATAAATCAATAGCGATTGTTGGTCTTGGTGGGAGCTATGCAGACTACATTATGGCTCGTATTAACTCGCAAACATTTGATGAGGTCTGGGGGATTAATAGTATTGGCGGCATAATTCATGTTGATCGTACTTTTATGATGGATCCCGCAAGTCGTTTCCTTGATGATGTAAAAGCAGGTACACAAACTGGAATTGCGGCGGAGTTCTTACTAAAAACGCTTAACAAAGGTCCCATCTATTCTTGTTGCTTAGATAGGAGAGTACCTGAAATTGTTGAATACCCACTTGCGGAAGTAGTTACTGAACTAGGGTACTCCTATTTCAACAACACCGTAGCATATGCTTTAGCGTATGCAATTGCAGCTAAAGTAAAGAAGATTAGCCTCTATGGGATTGATTTTTCATACAAAAAGAACATTCATTTTGCTGAAGCAGGTCGTGCGTGCTGTGAGTTTTGGTCAGCGATAGCTTTATCACGGGGTATTATTGTCGAGACGGCAAGACAGTCAGCGTTTCTTGACACAAACGTCCCATTGAACGAGAAGCTGTATGGCTATCACCGATTAGATGATCCTTTAGTTCAGTACATACAAGATGGAAATATTGTTATTGTTAGGCAATCTGAGCACGAGGCAACAGAGCAAGAAGAGTTAACCAGTCCAGAGGCGTTGGATGCACGACAGCCGATAATGATTGGTCGTCATGACATTGAAGGGGTTACATACAATGGTTAGTGTCGGAGCAGGTATAACGGTGATGAGTGTAAATGTGGCGACATCTGATAACGGTGGGCTAACATCAGATCAAATTGTTGAGCTTGCAATGGATAAGATACTGAAAGTGGCTAATACAGCCCCTGAACCCATCAAAGATCAAGCCCTTGCGTTTCAAGACAATATAAGAATTGTGCTAAAGCAATACATAGACTTGGCTAAACGCGAAGAGCGTGGTACAATCTGCCAGAAGATCCGTGAAGCGGGTCAAAAAGACTTGGCTGACTTGATTAGGAGATTATGATGGCAATCACTCAGGCAATGTGCACTTCGTTTAAGTCCCAGCTTCTTACGGGTACGCATAATTTTACTAACGGTACTGGTAATACGTTTAAGCTGGCTTTGTACGCGATTGGCGGGGGTGGTAAGTCTTCTACAACCGCTACGTTAGGCGCATCTACCACTGCGTTTACTACAACAGGCGAAATTGCTTCTAGCGGTTCCTACGCAACTGGCGGCGGTACACTGACAAATGTAACGCCAACTACTTCTGGTACGACTGCATTTACAGATTTTGCAGATCTGAGCTTTACCACGGCAACAATAACAGCTCGTGGCGCACTGATCTACAATAGCTCTGCTACAAATGCTGCTGTGGCTGCATTAGATTTTGGTGCTGACAAGACATCAACTTCTGGAACTTTTACTATCCAGTTTCCTACAGCTAACGCATCTAGCGCAATTATTCGCATCGCATAAAGGTAGCTGTTATGGCAGCTAACGGCTGGAGTGAAGGCGCATGGGGTGACACGGGTTGGGGTGGTCTAGCCAACGCCACTATTGCGGCTACTGGGTTTTCTAGTACGGCAACGCTGGGGGATGAAACTGCTTCTGGCTCTGCCCCCGTTGATGTCTCTTCACTTCTAGCCTCTACTGCTTTGGGCACTGTTCAAAGTTTCCAAGCGGCTAATATAACAGCCCCCTCTTTTTACAATCAAGTACACCTTGGTTCCGTTACAGTTAGTATCCCTGTTGATGTTTCTGTTACGGGTGTTGAAGGCACAACAGAAAGTCTAACAGGCTGGGGTAACGGTGTTTGGAGTGAAGGCGTTTGGGGTGGCGGCGTATTTGCCGACACAGGTCAGACACTCCCTGTCTCTCTTAACCAGCTAACAGGTTCAACAGGAACTACAACCGTAGTTGGCTCTAGTGTTGTCTCCGTTACAGGAGTTGAGGGCACAACTCTACTTGAGTCTGTACTTGTTGGTGCAGGAGCGATTGTAACAGAAGACGGCATGACAGGCTCTGTGGGGCTTGGCGATGAAGCTGTCGTTGGAACTTGTAACTTAACCTTAACAGGTGTCTCTGGTACAGCAGAAGTTGGTCAGGAGACTGTTGCAACGGACACGGGTGCGCCTACTACGGGCGTTTCTAGCACGTCAGAGTTAGGTAGCGTTACAGCTACTATACAGGTAGACGTACAGCTAACGGGATTAGCTGGTTCTACAACCCTTGGTGCTGAGTCTGTTGTAGGAACGGCGGTAGTTGCACTTACTTCCGTGTCTGCCACGGCAAACTTAGGTAGAGTGGTGGTTTGGGGTAAGATAACGCCAAGCCCCGGAACGAGTTGGGCGAGTGTTACACCAAGCCCCGGAACGAGTTGGACAGAGATAGCCGCGTAAGACTTTTCATTTGTTTAAAACGGTGATATAATTTCGCTCAGTAGAGGATTTTTGACATGGCAAGTACATATACAGTTAATACTGGAATAGAAAAAATTGGTACAGGTGAACAGTCTGGTACCTGGGGTACGACAACTAACCTGAACCTAGACATTGTTGACCGCGCCATAAACGGTGTAGGGTCAATATCTCTTTCAGGAACGACTCACACACTTACAACTTCTGATGGTTCGTTATCGGATGGGATGTATAAAGTCCTTATCTTAGGTGGGTCACCATCAGGAACAAACACAATAACGATTGCTCCAAATGACGCGGCGAAGTTTTACGCGGTGGTAAACGCTTCTGGACAAGATGCTATATTTACGCAAGGCTCTGGTTCAAACGTGACAGTCGCCAACGGTAACTCAGGGTTTATCTATGCTGACGGCGCGGGTGCTACTGCCGCCGTAGGAAGCCTAAGTCCCCCTACTGATCTGGTTAACGATACTACCCCTCAATTAGGTGGAAACCTTGATACTAATGGGAACTCTATTTTGTTTGGAACTAGCAAATGGGGCGTTCTGTTGGACGCAGGGGATAATGACCTGTTGTTTCAGTACAACGGCACAACTGTTTTCAAAATTGCATCTAATGGTGCGTTAACATCAGCGGATGATATTACAGCCTTTGGGAGTCCGTAAATGCCTATTGGTTCAGGTACAGTTTCCTTTAGCGATATTCGTACAGAGTTCGGTGGAGCTGGTGCAGTCTCTATATCTGACTACTATCGAGGCACTACGAATGTTCGCGCTAATGCAGCAAATAATTCATCAACGAATTTAGCGGCAAGTGTTCCTGAAACAGGTGCATTGGATTTTTCTGACTACAGAAATACTGCTAAAGGCTTTAGAAAAACATACTCTGCGGGTACTACTAATCAAGACTTAGGCACTGTTTTCGGTGACGACTATGCCGTTGATTATCCGAAGGACGTTGTGGTCGATTCTGGAGTAGAAATAGGTGGTGAAAGTAACGCTCAATACGGTATCCATGCTTCATCGGGTTCATCGGGGGCTATAACTATTACAAATGACGGCACAATCACAGGTGCTGGTGGCACGGCTGGTGGTGCAGGTGGTTCAGCCGTCCGAGTTAACACCTCTAATGTTACCTTTACTAACAATGGTACTTTACGCGGTGGCGGTGGAGCAGGGGGCAATGGCGGTGCTGGTGGTGCTGGTGGTACTGGCGGTATTGGAGGGGATAGTAGAAACGTATCAAACAGTCCTGGTCCTGCTGGACCAAATTGTGGCCCGGGTTGTACGACCCAATACATGACTAATAGTTGCATCTATACATCATGCGCGATGGGAGAGTCAACTTTAAATTGGTGCTATTCTTTACAGGGTGCTCTTACTGTGGGATCTGGTGGTGCTGGCGGCACGGGCGGCGCGGGCGGTACAGGCGGCAACGGCGAGGGTTATGGGCAAAGTTCTGGGACTGGTTCTGCTGGCGCGAGTGGTAGTGCAGGTGCTTCAGGGGGGTCTGGTCAAAGTTATACTCATTTTCCAACCAACCAATCTGGACAAAATTGCACTAATCGGTATGGGGCCGTATATTTTTCAGGAAACGGCGGTGCTGGTGGTACAGGTGGCAACGGCGGTACAGGTGGCAACGGTGGGGGTTTTGGTTCTGCTGGTACTTCTGGTACTTCTGGTTCGGCTGGTGGT